TTTCGACTTCTTCGGCACGAACTAATTCATAACCTTCTCTTAATTTTCCAGTTATGTTTTTCGTATCTTGAAATCCTACGACTTCAGCTCTAATCCATCTATACCTGAATCCATCAGGCGCAGGGGGTGCATCTAGAGAAGATGGTGGAACCCACACTTTAGGTCTCTCAGATTTTGACCGTGTTTGGCTCGCACGAGAAGTATTTTTTTCGTCTTTTGTCATGTTACGCTCCTTCCGTGTTTTTTAATTGTTTTGCGTATTCTTCGAGTGGCACACCTAATTTTTTAGCTATTGCTACCTGTGAAGATGTGAGTCTCACAGTTTTGCGACCAGGCTTTACGCTTCTATTAGCAGAAGCCACTGTCTGAACAGGGGCGGCCGTTTGCTTGCTTTCAGTATTACCAAATTTATGAGGAAAGTCAACTCTAATACGTTTGTCAACTTCAGCATAATACTCGTTAGAATTAGGATCATACCCTTCTTTTTCAGTAAGATCCTTATGAATCTCAAACGCAGTATAAGTCATTGCTCTATCTGACCCAAACCATGAGTTTTTTGCAGCCCATGCTTCAGCTCTTGGATCCGGATTAATCGGTTCATCCATAGCAGGTTGATTTATACTATTTGCTTGAGAGAGTTGTACAGGCTTCTCTTCCTGTGTTGCTTGTCTTCCCTCTTTTGCTTCTGAAAGTTTTGCGTTCTCAAATGCGAGCGTTGCAATTCTTTTATTAGCTTCAACTTGAGCTTTTGCATCACCGGCTTCAATTGCTGCAGCTAATTCTTTTTGTGCAGACTCTAAACCTGATGATATAGTTGTCTCAAATTTTTTAATGTAATCAGAATCCGTTTTTTCAAAACGTTTTTCTAATACTTGTCTTTTTTCTTCTACAGCTTTTGCATACTCAACAGCAGCTTGTTCTCTTCTCTCTGCTTCTCTCATTTTACGAGTTAATTTTGCAATACGAGATTGTACACCTTTACTATAGTCTTCTAACTCACTATCATCTTTTTTTTCTTCTAACTTTGTTTCTCGTTCATTTTCAAATGATTTATCTGTTCCTTGTTCTTGTTCATTTTTTTCTTCCGGCTGTTCAATTACAGCTTCGTCTTTTGTTTCTTCGATATCAATCGTAGCATCAGGTCCTGATGTATCGATGGGTACCATTTTTTTATCTTCGTCTGGCATAGTTACTCCTTCCTATGTTTAGAACTCATGCAAGATGTCCTCTGGACTATCAATTGTTGCTAAAACTTCATCGTCGTTTAGCAGACGCATTTCCCCACCATCTATTTTGATTCGACTACCTGCATAACGTGCAAACATAATCCAATCTTTCTCCTTGCACCATGGACCCTCTGGATACCTCTCTTTATCCGTATAACATTGTGGACCCATAGCCATAACTAAACCAACCTGAGATGCAACTTGTTGCCTCTCTAAAGTTGTTTCAGCTAATACTAATCCACCTTTAGTTTTTTCTTTCATCTTGAAAGGTAAAACTAAAAGTCTCCAACCAGTAGGTTGTGGTAATTTTGGTTCTTCTTTTTTCTCTGATTTCTTTACACCAATAAGATCATTGTTTGGTGTTAAGATTGACGACTGTTCCTTTTTCATTTTGCTCCTTATCTTCTAGCAGGTTAGAGATTTCCTGTAGTGTTGCCTCATAGGCATTTATTTGTCCTATTATATACTTGTAATTTTCCATACTGTCAACCCCACCTGATGTGACTGACATGGATAAATTATCTAATCTACTTCTTAAAAATCTAAGTAGTTTATTTATTACTGTTTCTAGTTGCATAAGATTTCATTTCCTTTATGTGTTTTTTTATTACTTTCGATTGTTTTTTGTGCAGCTTAGAAGCTTTGTTTAAAGCATTAGCTACCTTTTTTAGTTTTTTAACCATTTAGCACTTCCATCTTCTACGAGCCTGTCTTAGTCTTGAATTAGGATCAGCTGCAGCTTTTGGAAATTTTTTCATTTGGCCTGCGCTTCTTGCACAGTACGACTTACGTCGATTTGCAGCTTTTGATCCTGACTTGACCTTGCCAGTGACCGCTGTTTTTAGTTTTGAACCGGGATTTTCTCTTCTGTATCGGGCGACCCCAGCTTTAGTCATCCCTGCTCCAGACTTTGTTGATCTGAAATATTTTTTAGTTTTAGGTGGTTGTCTATCTTGTTTTCTCATTATGCAAATGTTTTTACGTTAGTTGGTTTACCACCCGGATTACCTGCTGCTCGTTTTCGTTTGACAGCACTCGCCTTTTGTGAGCTTGTCATTCGTGTGGCTTTTGCAAGTGGGACGCATTTTGGATATTTCCTCTTTGAGCCTTTGCTTCTCCCGCAAGGTTGATATTTTCCGTTCTTCTTCGGAGCTCCAATGTCTACCCATTTCTCTTTCACCCATTCTCTTAATCCTTTCTCGGCCATTAGACATCAACCATCATCGTTAAATCTTCATCAACGATTAGACCTCCGTTAGCGGCTTTTTTTCTTTTACCTTTTTTACCACCTGGAGTAATTTTACCAGAGCAAACACCAGACGCATACATGTTAGCATATGCAGAAGGGTAAACTTTAAATTTTCTTTTTGCTGCTGCTTTTCCTTTAGGACAGAGTTTTGCCATTAGATTAATCCTTTGTAATATTTTTTATAACTAGGGTTTCCTATTTTAACTCCACCAAGATCACCAGAAATATAACTTCCATTATAATCCCTTTGAGCTTGTCTAACCATATCATTTTCTCCAGAACCTTTAGAAAAATATTTTCTACCTTTAAGAGCCTCTGTTCTTGCATCAAGCTTCTTGACTTTTTTCTTTTTCTTACCAGCCATTTGCTGAAGAAGTTTCTGAAGTTTTTGTTTAGACATTACTTATTAATCTTACCTGATTTTTTAGCTTTAGAACCAAACTTACCATAAGACTCATCTCTTGATGCTTTCAATTGTTTTGGAGTTCTTTTCTTTTTGATTCTCATTGCAATTGATTCATCTTTTCTATCTTTGTAACCTTGTTTCTTTTTTTTAACAGAACCACCTTTTTTATACATAGCTCCGCCTCTCATACCCATGTCATCTTTGTAGTAACCAGACTCCATGTCTTTTCTAGCAGTAGACATTCCACCACCCATTTTACTTACTCTTCCACCTACTTTGTATCCTTTAGGTGTTACTTGTTTATTAAATCTATTGTTTGCCATTATTTTTTTCCTCCGTTTTTAAAGATTTGTGTTCCCTTTATACCAAAAATTGATCCGACGACAAGGATCCAAAGGGTACTGAACCATGTCGGGAGTGCCGCGAAATGCTCGAAGAAAGTTTTCACTTTATCGAGAGCGCCAGGATCCTCTGAGAAGACTCCCCAAGCGAGCACAATTATGGGCGCCGAGAGAATTACGAGAACGAATTCGTCCTTGTAGTCATTCTGACGTGCCTCTAACAATTTTCCCTGGTAAGCTTCCTCACCACGAGCTTGTCGTTCTGCATGCAATAGCTGTGCATCTGACATAGCGACTTTTGCCTTCTGCTTGTTAGCATAAATTTTACTTCCAGCAGAAACGGCTAATTTAATTGCCGATAACCACATGTTAGTACCAAGTAGCCTTTACAGGTTTTTTGTCAGCTCTAAGTCTTTTAGTGCCTCTTACTTCCACAACTTGTGATTCATTAGGTTTAGTTGCTTCAATAACGATTCCGCCTTGTTGCATACCATCCTTATCAGCACCTAATTCTGGAGTGACATTTGAGTTTTTATTTTTTTTCATATATTCTCCTTATACTATCTCTTAGGACCTTTCAAGATCCTAACATCTGTTTGTTTCATCATATCATTGACCATTTTTGCGTCAATTCCCATTTGTGTTTTTTCTAGCGATGTATCAGCTCTAAGTTCTGCTAATTCTTCGTTTTGTTGTAATTTCTCATCAAATTGTTGTTGACCCATTAATTGTTTAGATTTATCTAAATTAATCTTTTCTTGCTCTTGTTCACGTTTAGCATTGTCATCCATAGCTCGTAAATCAAGTTCTCTTGCTTTTAATTTAGCAATTGGGTCTCCACCATACTCTCCCATGATTTTATTTTCTTCATCTTTAAATTCTCCAGTCATTTCTGCAATTAATTTTGCTTTTCTAGACTCTAAATTCATAGACATCTGCATAATCTGCTGTTGATACTGCGGATCTTGCTGTAACATTGGGTTTTGTTGCGCCATTTGTTGCATTTGCATTAATTGTGCAATTTCTTCTCTAAATTCTACCTCTAATTGCTCTTGTGCCATCAAAGATATGTGTTCAAAGATGTTTTTTTCTAGTGCACCCATTACAACCGGACTATTTCTTGCAATATTAGTCGCCATAAAGTTTAAATGGGTTGTAATATGCGCTTGATGGTCTTGTCCTTTGAAAGCTTGGAACGGTTTACCCGACATTGCAAGAATATTTTCTGCTGCAGGGTCCATTGGAGTCGGTTGTTGCGGTGGTGGTAAGATTTTATCAATATTTTTTACACCAATCGCTGAATACATTGAGTGAAATGCTTCATATAGGTTGTGCATTTGTGGATTCGACATTGCAAGTTGCAATTCTGTTTGTGCTAAACTAATTCTTTGTGATTGAGAAAAGATATTTGGGTCTGCAACTGGAATAATATCTACTTTATCATCAAAATCTGCAACTTTAATATTTCTTTGTCCACCAACTACGTCGTATGGATACTCTTGTGGCAGATAAGTTTTATAAACACCTGCTAATAATTTAAATTCATTCTTCATCGCCACATACAATCTCTTATGTATGGCTGACATGACTCTTGAACCACGTTCTAATAGAGCAATAGTCGTCCCAACAGCTGCTTGTTGGTTGCCGTCTCCGACCTGCATGTCAGCGATGGCGGCAAATCGTTGCCCTGCCGATACCACAATACCCATCAACTGCAATAAAGTTGGTGATGGTTCTTTAAATGGTAATGGCATAAATGCATCCTTGATACTTCCTCCAGGCGCATCTACATCTCTGAATTCTCCAGGTTGAATTGCTTGTGCTTCGTCTCTTACTCTTATTCCTCTTTGTTTAAATCCTGCTGGTAAATTACTTAATGTACCCGCATCTAATAGTTGTCTTAAAGCTTGTGTTGCAGTTCTCGATAAACCACCGATCATGTGTATTAATCCAAAACCGTAAAAACCCATTCCAGGTAGAAATTTAAAATGTACAAAGTAATCTATTTTAGATTTTGTTGGATCTTCTGCTTGGAAATTTCTTCTAATAGATAATACTTCTCTACTACCCATTTCAATAGTTACAACATAAGGAAGTTTAATTCCTGTTGGTTCACCTTGTGAATCTTTGTCTTCAAATCCTTCAAGGTCTATGTCTGTGTGTACTTCTAGAATTGTAAAGATGTCTTCATCTTGTGTTTTCTTAACACCTTCCAACTCTCTTTCTTTTTTCTGTACTTCTGTTTCTTCATTGTATCCTGGTGTTAATTCTATATCTTTATAAAAACCTGAAACTTGTTTTTTTCTAACTTCGTTTTCAGACATCTTAATCATGTGAATAACAGACTCTGCATCTTCTAAAGATGTTGCAGTGTAAGGGACTACTAAATCATCAGCCGGTACAAATTTTGACACGGCTCTGCCAAGAATTTCATCGTAATAAACTTTCTTGAACGCAGAGCCGGCAAGAGGGAGATAAAAAAGCATTTGATCGAACTCGGGTTCATACTCCTTCATCACATCCATGAGCTGATAGTTCATGAATTCTTTAACTCTGTTTGATTGTTCTTCTTTGGCTCTGTCTGCAAGTCCAATTATTCTAGTGTGGACTGGACCATTAGCCGGTAATAATTCTTTATAAGCTTGTGCTTGAAACTGTGTAACCGCTTCTGCAAGAACAGGATGCGTTGCACCACTTGCTCCTTGGAAAGGTTGTGTTGGGTTTTCGTATTTAAATCCTAAAAGGTCTAATCCTTTTGTGTAGCTATCTTCCCAATCTTTTCTTGAAGATTTATATTGATTGTAATTTGCTACAAGTTCAGAACCTAGTTTACCTAAAATATCTTCTGGTAATAATTCTGCTAAGTTATCGAAGTGTGATTCTCCTCCACCTGCATTAACTGCTTCGGGATCAAAATTAATTGTTGCTCCTCCGTCTTCTTCTTGAGTTACTTGTATATCATCTGGACCAACCTGCTCTTCAATAGTTTCTTGTTGAGCTTCGACGATTTCGTCTTGTCCAGGTATTTTAATTTCAGTCTCTACGTTTGGTAGGGCTTTGTCTATATCTGCCATTTATATTCTCCGAGTTCTTTATTGTTGTAACCTGTTTTGTAGGAACATTCAACCCTTGTGAGTCTGGTCCCTTAAGTGGTGGGATTTCGTTAAATTTGACGTGTTGCATATTTGCAACAAGAGTTTTATTCTTCACTAAACATACCTCTCTTATTTCTGTAGTCATCAAACATTTCATAACCACTGATACCCATTGATAATGCTAGACCCGGTAATCCAAATCTACGCGATACTGTTTTTAAAGTTGTAGGGCTAATTCCTAGTCTCATTGTTTTTGCAATTGTAGGATTTATTCCTTTTGTTGCAAACTCAGTTGCAGGACCTGCAAATGCTGCACCCATATAATTAAATGGGTTTGTTGCAATGTCAGTTAACGAATCTCCTTGTTGTACTTGTTCAGCTAAATACAAAGGTTCTGTTGCAAGTAATCCAATTGGTGAAGCTGCTGCAGATAATCCTCGACCTAAAGTTTTTAATGCTGTTTTGGTAATACCAGATTTATTTGCACCTAACGCGCCACTTCTTGCAGCCTCAATTGTTGATGGTGCAACTGCTGCTGTACCTGCTACAGCTGCTGTTCCTAATGCTGGAAGATACGCATCTCCGATTGCTGGACTTTCTTGTGGTGTATCATCTAATGATCCTGTCACCATATCTATTAATAAATTTTTTTGTTGCTCTTCGTTTGACAAATAAGTTGTTGGATCATCGTTCATAAATTTTTTAACAAAACCTGCGGCTACTGCACCACCTGCTGCAATCGCACCAAACTTACCAGCACCTTTTGCTAATGGACTTTGTAAAAAACCTGTAACGGCATTTTTCATTCTACCTAATAATGGAGTTGACTCATCTAACTGTGTTAATTTAGGTATATGTGTTTCATCAGCTAGTTTTGTGTTAACACATTTAACAACAGAAGAACCTAAAGCAAAACCAATTCTGCCTCCGTCAGCGTTTTGACCAACACACCCTAACTTAAATGCAATTTCATATTTTTCTGGTGCAGATCCTTTATTAAATAAATCTTTTGTAGTGCTTACTAAATCTCTAAATAAAAATGATGTTCGTTTATCTGCTCCTGTCATTGCAAATCCTTCTGTCTTAGCATGTTGTGCTAAATCTATTCCTTGTTTTTTCCATTTGTCTAAGTTTTTAGCACTATACACCTTATCTGCGATCTTAAAATCTTGATTTAATATCTCTTTTTCTGATCCAATAACAATATCAGCTAAATTAAAATTTTTTCCTGGAAAATTTTTCTTAATGGTATCACCAAATGTTTTTCTTGTGCTTTGAAATTTAGTTATCTTATCTTCAATGTCTGCATAAGAAACTGTTTTATCTCCAGCTCTAAGTCTACTAATTAAATCTCTAACATCACCTACAGCGCTAGATAATCTTGCTTGAAACGTAGCTAAATTTTTTTGATTAATATCTGCATCAATCACGTCTACAAAATAAGCGTAAGGAAAAGCCTTATTTCTAGCTGTTTGTTTAATACTAAATATCTCATTAACATTTAAATTTTTCTTTGTTAAAAATCCTTCTGGTAAATATTTTGACATGTAGGTTTTAAAAGAACCAAGGCTACCTGCTTCTTTAGGCATATTTCTTTTAATCTCACGCATTGCATGTAAATACTCACCTTGTGCCCATTTGTTGTTTCTTTTAAACCCTTCTAGTTCTGAATAGATTTTATTTCCTAATTTTACCTCTGCTGCTGAAGGTTTAATATCTAACCCCATATTTTTATAGAGCGCTCCCTTTGTCCAATCAGAATATACTCTAGTTCCATGCGCAGCACTTGCGTCTGTTATTTCTTTTCCTAAAACTTTTTCGAGTTCTGTTTGAAATTTATTTAACTCAGGAAAATTTTTTGCACCCAACATTTTACGTAAGTTTTCATTGTTATGAATTGCTTTAACAATGTCCTCTGTATTTTCTCCGTAAAGATATGTTCCTTCTTTAAAAAATCTTTTTAATTTTGTTAATTGTTCATTGGTTGGTTTATTAAAATATCTATTTTTCTGAGCGTCTCTAATAGGGTCTCCAAGATATTTTGTTAATTGGTTGTAATCAAATAATTTGTACCTAGGGTCACCTCCCGTTTTTTCAGGTGTTACAATTTTTTTGCCAACTTCTTTTTAAGTTGTCTTTTCTTATCACCGATTATATATAATGGGTGTTTAACATTACCAGTTCCAGGTGTATTCCTAATAACTGTGTACCCACCCTTATCTGGTAGATACACGTGGCGACCGAGTTTAGCTGTTCGCTTGTATTTAGATTTACGTAATTGATTTCG